TACAAGTCAATACACATATTGTGTAGCACTAGACCCTAGTATGGGTACAGGTGGTGATTATGCTGCAATACAAGTATTTGAATTACCTACGTATGAGCAGGTTGCTGAGTGGCAACATAATACTACAGCAATACCAGGACAAATACGTGTTCTAGCAGATATTTGCAAATATCTAGAACAAGAAACAAAAAACCCGCAGGGTATATATTGGAGTGTAGAAAACAATGGATTGGGCGAAGCCGCGCTTATTGTTATCAATGACTTTGGAGAAGAAAACATACCTGGTCTGTTTGTTAGCGAACCAATACGTAAGGGTCACGTTAGAAAGTTCCGTAAAGGATTCAACACAACGCACAGTACCAAAGTTACAGCTTGTTCCAGACTTAAAACAATGATAGAAAACGATAAAATGCTAGTACATTCGAAACCATTTATATCTGAATTAAAAAACTATGTTGCTACAGGTTCAAGTTATCAGGCAAAAGTAGGACATACAGATGATTTGATAAGTGCTACATTATTAGCATTAAGAATGATGAGTGTATTAAAAGATTGGGATCCTAGAGTATATAATACTTTTGTACAAACAGATGATATAGAAGATTACGAAGCACCAATGCCAATCTTTATATCTAGCAACTATTGATAAATACAATATGCAAAACTTAGATATCATAGCAGAAGAATTATTTTCAAAAATACGCGGCAGATTTCCTGGTGTGACAATTGGCGACGATCAAGGTAATGTTACCCAAGAGCCTAAAACAGCAAGATTCTTTGAATTTCCTTTTAGAGAAAATCAAGATGAAATTGGCAAAGTAAGTATATCGTTGTCAGAAGAAGACGGTGTAGTTGTAATGCATAACAAAGAAATAGCTGAAAATAGTGTTAGTAAAAGTATCTGGTATGATTTCTTAAAAGAATTAAGACAGTTTAGTAAAAAGCGTTTATTAAATTTTACAACTAGAGACATAACAAAATCAAATTTAGAAAAACGTGACTATAAATATCTTGCACAGCGATCCGGAGATAGCAACATGACAGAATCAAAATTATATGGCACATCGAGAATAAGTTATCAAGATGTTGGAGAGGCCAGACTAGTTATCAAACATAACGAAAGTATAGATCAAACTTCACCTACAGGACGTAACAGAAGTATTGGTAAAATATATGTAGAATCACCACAAGGAGAACGCTTCTTGTATCCATACAAACATTTAAGTGGTGCAAGAGCAATGGCTCGTCACGTAGCAGAAGGTGGCAATGCATATGATGATTTTGGTAAGCATATCACAGGATTAAGTGAAGAGTTAGCAAAACTTAAAAAATTCAAAAATTACATGGGTCGCTCAAGTGTAATGGCTGAAAGTTTAAGTGAGTATATGGATGTTGTTAAAGAACGTGTTGCTACTGTTAAAAAAACAATTGAAGGATTACAAAAGCCTGGCTATTATAAAGAAGCATTTGAATCTTTTGAATCTTCTGTACTAGAAGAAGTTCCTAATGATGTTGCTGAGAACTGGGTAGAACAACTAACTATTAGGCAATTTAACGAAGAACTTAAAGATGTATTTCCATACATTTACAAACTAGTAAGTGAAGCAACTAAAGCAAAAGCAATTGGCCCTGATGATTTATCAGAAAAATCTCAATTTGATATCTATAAAAACAGCATAGTAATTTATGATCCAAAAACTATGAAAGTTGAAAGAACGTATCCAATGAACCAAGGTAAGCGAGCAAGTGCTGACGCAGAGAAAATGGATATGGTTGCAACAGACGGTGCAAAATATATGGAACTTGTAAGAGACAAGAAACGTATGTCAACCCAAGATACTGAAAAAGTAGCAAAACTTCCTAGTGCTGAAGAAGAGCTAGAACGAGGCTTCGAGGAACTTATGGGTCAGTTTGCAGAAGGTGCAGGTGAATACAGTTATACATTAGAATATAACGGTGAAGAAAATGGTTATGCAAAACATAAACTCACTATTACATCTCCAGAAGGGAAAACTAAAGTAGTTGCTGATGACTTTACATACTTTGATACTGAAGACCCAGAAGAACTACAAGCAGAATTAGAATCTTGGTTCAATAAAGGACACGGTGTAGGCGATGAAGGTATGGACGAAGGGTTTGATCCAGAAGAGTTTGAAGGCGAATTTGATTATGAAGGTGTAGGTGACGATGGCGAAACTACTCCTTGCGTAGTAAGTTACACAGCTAAGGTTGACGACATGGGAAGACCAGTTGTTGATCCTAAATCAATTAGCATAGATTGTCAACAAGACGGTAACAGCAAATTAGGTTTTGATGCTGATATGGATCTTGAAATGCAAGACATGAAAGAACTCCTACAAATGGCACAAGAAGATGCAGACGAAATGTGGGATTCACGTGATAACAAATATGCACACGGCGAAGGCAATGCATATGCTAACGCTGTACGTCAGGCAAAGAAAGACGGTAAGAAAAAAGGCGACAAAATTCAAGGTCCAGACGGTGATGAGATTACACTCGAAAAAGACAAAAAGACACCATTAGGCGAATTTATTCTTAGTTATTTTGATAGAGAAACAGGCGAGTTTCCAAAAGGTGAAACAGCCGTACTTACAATGATCGAAAAAGATTACGGTGAAGAATTTATAGAACCAGCAAAACAGTTTATTGAAAGAATTAATCAAACATTTGAGGAGTATCAAATGGCGGCGCATCCGCAACAATTAGAACCAACTCAAGAGTTTGATAGAATGAGAGAGTTAGCGGGAATCCGCTAACTATTTCAAAATAAAGTCAAAAAAACACTTGACTTTATAAATATATGAGTGTAGTATATAACAATGTGCTACACTTATTAGGCACATAAGATAACCATAGGCAAATATAGGAGGCATAATTATGGCATCATTAGCAGAAATTAGAGCAAAGCTCAAAGAACAAGAATCACGCCAATCAGGCGGTTCTCAAGGACCAAGCGGTCCAAACCCAATATACCCGTTTTGGAATATGAAAGAAGGCGAGAGTGCAACTCTACGTTTCCTTCCTGACGGCAATCCAGATGCAGACTTTTTCTGGGCTGAACGTTTGATGATCAAACTTCCATTCGCAGGTATTAAAGGTGAAACTGATTCACGTCCTGTACAAGTACAGATTCCGTGTATGGAAATGTACGGAGAAACATGTAACATTCTTAACGAAGTACGTGGTTGGTTCAAAGATCCAAGTCTAGAAGATATGGGTCGTAAGTATTGGAAAAAGCGTTCATACGTATTCCAAGGCTTTGTAACTGACAACCCAATTGCCAATGACGAAGCACCTGAGAATCCAATCAGACGTTTTATTATTGGTCCACAAATTTTCCAAATTATTAAGCAGGCTCTTATGGACCCTGACATGGAAGAGTTACCAACTGATTATACAGCAGGCGTTGACTTCCGTCTTAATAAAACTTCGAAGGGTGGATACGCAGATTACTCAACGTCAACATGGGCTCGTAGAGAGCGTCCATTAAGTGATGCAGAAATGAATGCAATTAATACTCATGGTTTGTTTAATCTAAGTGACTTCCTGCCTAAGAAGCCAGACGAAACGGCTGTTAAGGTAATGCAGGAAATGTTTGAAGCATCTGTTGATGGTGAAGCATATGATGCAGACCGTTGGAGCAATTACTTCCGTCCATCAGGTATGGCGGCACGTACAGGTGACCCTGTTGCTCCTGAAACAAATGGTACAGCAACTTCTCGCACAGCAGAGGTAACACCTGCACCAGTAGCAGAAGCTGCACCTGAGCCAACTCCTGCACCAGTTGAACCTGCACAAGCAGAAACTACTTCAGCTGAGCCGAGCGGTAATGCAAGTGACATTCTTGCAATGATTCGTTCAAGACAAAACCAGTAATAAAATATGCTTCTACTAGTTAACCCGGATACAGAGATTCACGGTTTACCTGTCAACGTTCCAAACGCTAGTAGAAGCAAACATTAATATAGGAGATATAATGGCTAAATCATTTGATGTAAGTAAATTTAGAAAAGACTTGACCAAGTCTATTCAAGGTATGAGTACTGGCTTTAACGACCCTACAGATTGGATTAGTACAGGCTCATATGCTCTTAACTATCTTATTAGTGGCGACTTTAATAAAGGTGTTCCTCTTGGTAAGGTAACCGTGTTTGCAGGAGAGTCAGGCGCTGGCAAAAGTTATTTTGCGGCAGGTAATATTGTAAGACACGCACAAGAGCAAGGCATTTATGTAGTATTAATCGACTCAGAAAATGCACTTGATCAAGCATGGTTAGAAGCACTTGGTGTTGACTGTGATGAATCAAAACTACTCAAGTTAAGCATGAGTATGATTGACGATGTTGCAAAAACTATTTCAACATTCATGGCAGATTACACAGCAATGGATGAAGATGATCGTCCTAAAGTGTTGTTTGTAATTGATAGTTTAGGTATGTTGTTAACACCAACAGATGTTGATCAGTTTAACAAAGGTGATATGAAAGGTGACATGGGTCGTAAGCCTAAGGCACTAACAGCACTTGTTAGAAATACTGTTAACATGATAGGTGCCCATAACGTAGGACTTGTTTGTACTAACCACACATACGCATCGCAGGATATGTTTGATCCAGATGACAAAATAAGTGGTGGACAGGGCTTTATATACGCTTCTAGTATTGTTGTAGCAATGAAGAAGTTAAAGCTCAAAGAAGACGAAGACGGTAATAAAACTAGTGAAGTACATGGTATTAGAGCTGGTTGTAAAGTAATGAAAACACGTTACGCAAAACCGTTTGAAGGTGTACAGGTAAAGATTCCTTATGAAACAGGAATGAATCCTTACAGTGGCATTGTTGAACTTTTTGAAAAGAAAGGCGTCATCGAAAAGAGCGGTAACAGACTAAAGTATGTTACAAGTGATGGCGAAGAAATTCTTGAATACCGTAAGAATTGGACAGGTGAACTTTTAGACAGAGTAATGTCGGATTACACCATAAAAGAACAATCTATGGTAAATACCTCTGAAACAGACGAACTTGAAGAAGCTGTAACAGAGGAGTAACTATGGACGTAGAGCAAGCGATTGACGTTTGGAATCTAT